TTATATTCTCATTTTAAAACGATATGGATAAGAACCATAAAACAAAGCATCATATGGGTCATGATACATTTTACTATCGGGTGTGTTTGTTTTGGTGTCACTAAATCTTAGTTCACTAATGCATTTATCTAAAAATGGAAAGTTATCTAATGTGCCATATATTTTGCCTTGAACAAACATTTTTCTTATTCATGTTACACGATTTATTATACCTGCTTCTTTATTAAGGGATGTCTGATGTTTTTTGGCTTTAAACATTTTAATTTTATAACCCAAATAAGGATAAATATCTTCTTGTAATTTTTGCATAAAGTCGTGGGCATTAATATCATAATGAAATGTAGCATATTCAAAATCATCAAATTTATCAAATGTATTAATTATTCATTGTCCATAATATTCAACTATTTCATTTAAATTCATTGTGTTTTTAGGTGTAACAACATTTTCTTCAATTAAATATTTATCATATTCATTATTTTCATTAATTTTATAACCACTAAATAAAAACACTGTATGGTCTTCACTACCATTAGCATAATCCACACCAATTGAATAACTATCAAATTGATACTGTTTTGTATTGGAATTATAAAAATCTTGTAAATTATACTCTTTAATATATTTACGATAATTTCGTAAAACATAAATACTGGGGTCATTATCGTTATATTCAAAACCGTAGTATTCAAGTTCAAATAAATCAGGTCGCTCTTCTTTATTTGCTAAAACAAGTTTTTTAGTAATATCAGGTATTTTATTTCATACAGAACCCATTGTTAATCGTAAATTAAAAATACCCAAACCATTAAATGCTTGTTTGTTTTCTGAATATACTTGGTTATGTTCTTTTAAAATATTTTTAATTCTTTCATTTAAGGGTAAATATGGGGTTACAAATTTTTCATAAAATACATGGTATTTATCAAAAGGATTAAAAGTAAATTGATTAGAATATGTTTTATGAAAATATGTTGTTACTGTTATATGTTGTTTTGCTATGTTATCTCATTCTTGAAATGTCCAAGATAATTCTTTTACAGGAATAGAATTATCTAGATTATATTGTTCATTATTATTTTCATCGGTATATTTTTCATAAGATACTTTTAAACTTTTAGAACGAAACATTGAAACTCTTAAATTATTATATCTTTTATCTAATTCTTTATCAGTTAAGATTTCTTTTTCTTCGGCATGTATCATTTCATCTGTTCACGCCGATATAATACCGCTACCTTTACCAACTTTACCCATAATTTTATTACCATTAGCATAACCCGCAAAAGCAATGCGAACACCACTAGGAAAAACAATCTCGCCGCCTTCTTTAACATTTTTAGGTCAAACAATACCATTTTCATTGTCGGGTCCTATATCAATCCCATATTTATCATATAGATAATTACAGACATTAATTGTATCGCCAAATGTAGTATCTTCGTGGGTGTTGGCATATCTTCGTAAAATATTAGATGAAGCATCTGTAAAATTACAAGCAAAAAATAATTTTTCTGCTAAATGATTTCATGTTTTATTAGTACCACGCCCCGCTGAAACAAACTTAAAAAAAGTTGGCGAAGTAAAATATCGGGCATAACTATCACCAACAAATTCTTTAAATACTTCTCAATCAAAACCAAAATTATAGTCACTAAAATTCAAATCATATTTTTTATTTAAATGTTCATAACTAGTAATTCGTTTTTTGTTATTAATTTTTGTAAAATCCTGCATTTTTCATGTACCCCCATTTTGATAAAATAATATTAAGTATTAAATATCATAATTTATTAACTAGCATAATTTAAAATATTTTTTTAATTAAGAAAGGAAATTATAAAATGGAATTAAAACAAAATTTATTAGGAAATTATAAAGAAAATAAAATAATAGAAACAAACAATGAAACTAAAAATTTCTTGATTGAAAGAGATAATGAGATATTTAAATTATATCAACAAGGAAAAATATTACAAGGATATAAGGTTGTATCAAAAATACCAAAAACAATTAAAACAGAAGATGGAGATATAACTTTAAAAAGACGAAGATATGTTAAATATGATGAAGAAAAAAATGAATATATAAACCGCTATCCTTTGGATGAAGAATTAGGTTTAAAAAAATACCAAAGAAATGAACAAAATTTAATAAATAAAATTACTTCATTTTTAGGCGATGGAAAAAGATATAAAGATATTTTAGATACTGTCGAAAACGCTAATCTTAGTGAAAGAACAATATCTAATATTTTTAAAAATGCAGATTTAGAAGAAACCGATTACATTAGTAATAAAAATAACAATAAAATTAAAATTCCAAATAATGTTTTATATATTCAAATTGATGGGGCATTTGAACCTATGTGAGAAAATAAAAAAAGAGTTGAAAATAAAATATTTCTTTCAACTATGCATGTTGGTGTTGATGAAGAAAAATCAACAAAAAACAGAAAAAAAATGAAAAAGAAAAAAGGCGTTTTTCAAATGATGAATAAAAATCATAAGAATAAAAATGATAAATCTAATATTGATAATTTTATTGATAAAATTTTTAAATCAATGGATACTTATGATATTAATGAAGATACTAAAATATTAATATTAAGTGATGGTGAAAAACAAATTAAAAAAATTTATATAGCAATAAAAGCAAAAAATAAAAAAAACACCGTATCATATAGTTTAGATAAATTTCATTTAGTAAAAAGATTTAAAGAATTATTCCCAAATCGTAAGAAAAACCAAATTCATAGATTAAAATATAAATTATCAAAAATATATTTTTTTACTGGAAATTATGAAGTATTATTAGATTTTTTAATGTTTCATTTGCCCTATGTTATTGATAATAAAAAGAAAATTTTATTAGAAACTATTGAATTAATTAAAAATAATAAAGAAGGAATTGAAAATCAAGCATTAGAATATAATATTGGTTGTCACATGGAAGGTGATATATCACACTACATTAAGGCAGTTAAGGGGCGTGGCGCGAAAATATATTGTAAAGAAACATTTATCAATATGTTAATTGCTTCAATGTTAAGACTTAATAGTAAAACAAATGAAGAAAAAATTGATAAAACTAATAAAAATAAAGAAAAAATTGAATTTAATATATTTAATTTAAATCAATCTAAAAAGCAATTTTTATCTTTATAAAAAATAAAAAACCTTTTAAAATTAGTAATAACTTTAAAAAGTATTTTTTAGTGTATCAAAATTCATAAATTTATAAATTATTTATTCAAATAAAAATTATGTTTTTAAAAAAGTTGAATTTTTTATAAATTTTGTTATCATTTAATTATAAGCGAAACTTAATTTGTTTCTAATTACTTAATTTTATTAAAAACCTCAAAATAATGTATACTACCATAAAAAAGATAATAAAATAAGCAATTGTTGTATTTGTCATTGGCAATTTAGTATTTCAAATTACATCAAAAATAAACAAAAATACATCAAAAATAAAACTAAAAATTTTATCTCAATTACTACTTTCTGATAATAAATTAATCATCTTTACCACTTCCTTTTTCTTTTTTAGGTTTTAAATTCTTTTTCAAAATATCAATATCAAACAATGTTAAACGCTCTTTAACACTTAATTTAGTAATTTCTGACCAATAATATTCTTTTTTATTAACTATTTCATCATTTTTTAAATCACGAACAAACTTTAATCATTGACTATCATATTTCTGTGCAAATTCTAACGGAATAATTATCTTAAAAAACCTGATTCCTAAACCAACATCAGATTTATGTTTTGCTCGCTTACCTTCTGCTGTTCGTTCTACTGATTTTGTCTTTCAAATTTCATAATCCGTAATATCTTGAAAAATACCAATTCGCATAATAAAGAAACGATTAAAAAAATTAAATCCTTTTTTAACAATAGGTTTTTTCAATGAAATTGGAATAATAATACCACTTGCTAATTGCCGAATATTGTTCCAAATCATACCCTCACGCTGAGCAGTAAACAAAGCACGATTACCAAAATGTCTTGCTAAAACAATTCACGGAATCTTACCACTATGAACTTTTTTCTCATCGTGGGGACTAGTTCTATCAATATATAAATAACTTTCATCAAATAAAATAACACTATCATCAGGAGGAACCGGTTTTGTTCTATCTGTAAAATCTAAATTTTTAAATGTTAAAACCTTAACTTTATCATCTTCTAACGGATAATTACTATAAATCTTATCTGTTAATAATTTCATAGTTTGTGATAAATAAGTTAAAAGTAAAGTTTTACCCGTTCCTAACTTACCAATAATTACCGATAACGGATTATCTCAAACAAAATTAACTAACCGAAAAGCATTCAACTGATAAAATATGTTTTTTCATACTCATCAAACAAAATAAACACATTGTAAAGCAAATAATAATCAAAATATTAAACCAGTATAATTTAATGAAATTATCCAAAGTAATAAATCAATTAAACTAAACAAAATCATTGAACCGCTAATATAACAATAATTTTTTAAGAAAAATATGAACTTTTTCATTTTACCTCCAATAGTTATTTATAATTAAACTAGTATTATTATGGTTAAACTAGTATTATTATGGTTTTCTCTCCCCACAAATCAAAAAAGAAAGTGATAAAAATTAAGAAAATTTTAAAAATAATTTCAATATTATTGCCTATTTATTGGAATTATAAACTTTTTAATCAATCCTATCGAGAAATTAATTACTACAATTAATTTTGTAAAATGAATATTTAAAAATATTAGTCAAATAAATGCAAAAGAAATATTTTTTACAACATTATTTATATTAATAATTATTGCATTCATAATAAAAATATATATTATATTCAAAAAAAGATTTTAAAATTTTGTGGGGAGAGAAAACCATAATAATAACAAAATTTAATTATTTAAAACAACTAACTATTTTAAAAACCATTCACAATAAAAACCACGTTAAAAATAAAATTACAATTCAAATACCAATCATAAGAGTTAAATATTCATTTTGTGTTAAATTTCAAGTTGTAATACTTTCAACGTTAAATTTGTCAATAAACAAAAATATATGAATAAAAAACTCTTTTAATTTTTCTCAATCATTTTGCATTTTTAAAAACTCCACATTTTTTGAATAAGTTTAAAAAATATTCCAAAAAATAAAACAATAAATAATACAAAAGATATAACATATAAAAATTCAGGGGCATTTGAACCAATAATATAACTAACAAATTGAACTCAATAGTCATATAAACTCATTTAATTTAAACTTTCTAGGTCTTTAATTAATTGTTGTTCTTTTTCATCACTTCAATTTGTTAAATTATTGTTAGTCGTTTTTACTTTTTTAGGTTCATTTTGAAATAAAGCTTTTTTCATTTGTGTAAAATAATTTTGTTTATATTGATTGTATAAATTTATTAATTCTGTTCCAGTTAAATACTTTCATACATGACGTTTTAAATTTTCATCATATTTTACAATAGGATAAGAATTATCATAAATCAAACCGATTGCTACTTGTTCTGAGTGTTTTTCACTCGGATAAATAAACTTATTACTCAATCAAAAACCAATATGGCGATTATGATTAGATAAATTTATAAAACTTGCTTTTTCTGTTTCAAAAACTATCAATTCTTTACGAATAAAATAATTTTCTACATTTTGATTTTTCTTAACAAAATTACTCAATTTTATCAACTCCTTAATAAACATTGTTTCTAATTAACAATGTTATAAATATTGTTAAATATTGCTTATCTATTGTTAAATAAACACTGTTAATAAACATTGTTAAATATAAAAATGATAAAAATTGGCACACTGAAAAATACTATTAAGTTTAAAATAATAGTTATATAAAATAATAAATTAATAAAATATAAATAAACTAGTGTGCCTTAACTAATACAAATAATTAGTTATAATAAATATTAAAATCCTTTAACCATAACACGGAAAAAGTTTAAAATCTTAATGATAACAAAAATACCAAATGGAATTAAAATAATTCACGCATCACCTAAAAAGGTCATTAATTGTGGTAATACAGCATAAATTGCTTCTTTAACTTTCATCATTGCTTGTCCTAATCCACTTCAAATAGAACCCATTCCATCTGAAATAGTAGGAGTATCTGCTGCTAAAAAATTAACCGCTGTTGTTAAATACATACCTAACATTATTTTTTATCCTCCTTACTTTCAATTTCTTTTTTATCTTTTTTCTTTCCTCGAATTTGACGAATTTTTTGATAAATCGATAAACCAATTCAAGCAAAAATACCTAATATAATAACAACACTAAATATTGTCGTTAATCAACCTGGCATAATATATCTCCTTTCAATAAATTAAAAAATTGAAATTTGCAAACTCGCTCCGCTCGTTGTCGCTTTGCTCCATTAAAAAACATTATTGAATAAATTATCCGCTAATAAATTACGCGGAATAATTTATTCTTTTACTTTTTAATTTCAATATCTTTTGCAATCTTATTGACAGTATTAATAACATTATCTTTACCGTACTTTTTCACTAACGACCGCAAAATCAAATATTGCTTTGTTTGCAT